AAATACCTTACTTCTGTAAAGATCGTGATTCATTCAATCTATGATAAAACGACCTTGTCTTCTGTTTCTTCCAACACGCTCTTTAGTTCCATTTACAGGGTTTACATACCCATATTTGTTTGCAACTTCATATTTTTCTTGAAGTTGCCGTTCTTCTTCGCGACCGACTTTTTGAATATAAGGAGAGTTTATGTTTAAATGATTTTCATAATTATTTGCTACAATACCTTCAAATGTTAAAAACCATGCATCTTCTGCTCAAGCTATATTACCGTTTTTATCAACATATAATCTAGGGTCTGTTTCTTGAAGTAATCGTTGTAACATTTCTGGAGTATAATCCGTATCTTTTAAACGTTCATTCATTTCATTGACAAGCTGAACAGCTCTTCAGTCAACAACCGTTTCACCTTTATTATTCCTTGTAGCCGGCATTTTAGTGCGATATACAGGAGATCCATCGTACATAATTGTACTTTGTGCATTTTTATCAAACTCTTGATCTCCAAATTGAACAGTTCCTTGATTTGCAGCTTGTTCTAGACCATATGCGTCATTACGAATTGCATCTAACATTCCGGAATCAATACTATCTTCTTCTTTATTTTTAACAATATTGCCTACGTTTCATGCAAGAATGTTCATATCAACTGTTGCCCCATCATATGTAATTTTAAGGGCTTCAGGAAGTCCTGAATTTTGGCCCGCTGCTAATTTTTCAACATAATTGTATTCTTTAAGATTCTTAAGATCATCGCCAGCAGCACCAGTTCCACTTCTTGATATTACAAAGTCGGTTGCTTGTTTATCAAAAGTAACCTCTCTATCAATACTCGTATGTTCATATAAAGCTTGAAGGAGTAAATTTGCAATAGAATGTTTGTCGTTTGGATTAGCACCTTCTGCCGCAGTTTTTGCTCTAAGAAGATTCTTAGCATTATCAGACATTCCGTTATAAAGATAATTTAATGCTCTTTCTACATCGCGCAATTGATCTTTAGTTTGGAACTTATAAAATCCATCTGGACCAGATTTTGTTAATAACTCTAATCCTTTATTTACAGAATCATCTTTAGTTGTATAACCACCATATTCATCTGTACCAAATGCTTTAATTGTATCTCTAAGATATTTGGTAATACTTTCCATTCCGATTGTATTTTGTAAATCGTTTAAGATACCTGTATTAAAAGCAAGTCCTGGATTTTGTTCACGATAATAAAGTAACTCATCATTAGTAAGAGGTTGATATTTATCTCTATTTTCAGAATACTCTCCAGGAGTTATATTCTTAATATTTCCATCTTCACTAATAACATAAAGATAACCTCTACTATTAACTGCAACTTCTGATCCCGCAGCTTCTTTTGTAACTTGCGTTACTGCACTTTTACGAAGTTCATTATTGTATTTAACGTCATTAACAAGCTGTTGAATTTTTATTAAATCAGATAATGTATAATCTTCATTATCTCCTCCAAAAATAGTATAATTACTCAAATTTCTAGATTTACCTAAAAACGCATCTGCATTTTGTAATAAAACGCTTACATCACTTGGCATTCCGTTCTCTTTAAGTAAATCAATTATTTCTTTCTTTACTGTACCAGAAATCTTCTCTGGCGAGCTACTCGAAGATGTCCCACCAGAAGAAGCACTCTCTTGTGGAGAACCAGCTTGAGCAGCAAGATAAGGGGTGTACACGACACCCCCTACTTGATACTTCCTTTTAATGTACATTTATTGGTTTTGTTTGTAATAACAATTTAATAACAGCATCGTTTAATTGTTTAACGATTTCTGTTGAATCTTTCGCATTTTCTAATAATAACTCTGGATATGGATCTCTTGAATAGGTCATAGCAGATTTAGTACCAGTGCTTACTTTACCGCCTTTCTTTAAGATCCCACGTTTAAATATTGGAGCTAATTGAGCATCAATACCAGAATAGCCTAAAGCTTGTTGTTTTAAATTAAGTTGCGATTTAATTAACGCAAGTGCTCTTTGTGCATTATCACTATTTGGGTCATCTTTATACAATGTATTAAATTTACTCATTTCGGTACGATACCAATCATCTATTTCAGCTAATCCTTTATTATATGCCTTACCAGCATTTAATTGATTTCTTAATTGATAATTACGGTTATACCAATCTTGCGTAGCGTATGCGGCTTGATCAAAGAACTTAGATTTTTCAGCAATATTAGCATTCTTAGCTTGAACATCTTCAATAGCATGTTGCCAACGAAGTTGTGAATTTGTATCAGCAATATTATATTGTTTCATACGTAAATCGTTGGTAAACGCATCAAGATTATTTTTATATTGACCGTACTCTTGAGAATCTGCAAGATTACCCTGAAGTTCTGCTTGTAAAGCTTCGCGTTGACGATCTCTTGCCATTAAATCATTCTGCAATGCATTCGATGTTGTAGGCTTAAATAATCTTAATTGATTAGCTTGATTTCTATAAGCATTTCCTGTTCCAGTGTTAATATAACGTGGAGCATTTAATAGAAGGTCTTGATGTTGATAATGTGGACGATTTAAGAAGTTCTTTAATTGATCATCACTTTGCTTCATAGCATAAAGTGAACGAGCTCAATTAAGAGGAACTGTTAAATCCGGATTCCATTTCTCAAACGAGAATTGACCCCAATCGGCACCATACTTACTTCTATTTTCAGCCGCAGCTTTTGCAAGTCTGTTATCAATTTCAACTTTAAGTTTATCTGGTGCAGTAGATGTTACAATAGTAGGAGCTTTACTTAGTAATTTAGAACTATCTAATGCAGGAATAGATAACGATTCTCTATTTGTTGTTACAGCAGTTCCTAATTCTGCTTTAACAATCTTACCACCTTCTTTAAATAAAGGTTGCATTACAACACCTGATGGCTGAACATCTATATTTTGTTGTCTATTTGCCATAGTATTAGGAATTATTTTTGGAACATAGAAATGTTGCTTTCCTGCCAATTCATATAAGGCTCGATTCTTCGTAAAATAAGGGCTTAATTTTAATTGATCTACACCTTTTGTAATAATAGATCCACTATCCATTGGTCCTGCAACATATTTTTCATTAAAAGATGGAACTTTCTTAAGACCTCCTGTTCCGGTTTCAATAATAAACTCTCTTTGCGGCCTACCTTGTAATCCCAAATTGTATGCACGTTGGTTTATTCCAACACCATATCACCAATCATGTAATTTGTTTCCAGTTGGCTTAACTTTTATTCCTGTTTTTATTGGTTTCTTTTTTACATTAAGAACAATATCTCCATCGTTACCTCTTATCTTCTGTCACAATGTTGCTTTTGTTTTAAGAAGTCCTTCTGCCGCATCTGCAATATCTTTATCAGAAGCTTTAGGTGCCTGCTTTTTTATAGCTTCGCGAAGAGCTTTTGGTTGATCTGAAGCTTTTAAAATAGATTTAATTTCAGAATCTCCTAGTTTAACTTCAGTATCGCCTAACTTAAAATTCTCCGAATAAGCTTTTGTTTTTGAAGTTTTAGTTGCTTTACCAAAACCTCCAGATTTACCAAGACCTATACCTGCGGTTAAAGCATTTACTAACATATCTATATCCCGAACAGTAAATTTTTGTCCAGATATAATTTTCTTTGCTGCATCAACAACCCCAGTACCTAAACCGTAAACAGACGCAGCCTTAATAATAGTAGGTAATGATCTTTTAATAGCTCTTATAACTTTAGCAGTATTTGCTGCACCTCCTGCAATAGGAAGAAGTGTTGCTGCATCCATTCCAAGATTTACAAGATAATTCCAACCAGCACCTTTTGTTCCACGATTTAAATCGGCATATAATCTTGCAGTAGAACCAGCGGCACCAGTAACGGCAGAGGCTACATTTGCACCAGGAACAAATGCGGCACCAAGGGATCCAACATCAGCAACTAATGCGGCGATATCTGCAGTATCTGCATCTGTTCAATTTTTAGAATCCGCGACAATTCCAGCTGAATTATCAGGATTTGTATTTGTGGTATCTATACGTTTTTCAGTAACAGCTGTTGCTGCTTTAGTACCACCTGCGATACCACCTTTTTGATCTTTTAACACTCCTCCATTTTTTTCAAACTGTGGAGAATTAACAAGCATATCCTCTCTACGTTGAGAACGTGAACCTTTACGATAATTCTGTAAAGCTTGTTTTAATTGTTCAACCTCCGATTCTGAAAAACCCATTTTCTTAAGTTGATTTCGTTCATTTAAACGAATGTCAAAAGGAAGTCCCGTATTGTCTCTTTGAGCAATCCTACTCTTAATCAAAGAAGAAATAATGTTAATGAAATTCTTTTTATTTTGAGCGTTACCAATAACATTCTTAAGTCAGCTTGTATTTGTTGATAAAACTTGTGCGATTTCTTTTGGAATTACAATATCTTGATTCTCTGTAACACCACTAGCATTGATACTTGGCATGTGAAGGATCACATCTTCGTTTGGATTTTTTATGCTTCTATAAAATCTGAATCCAGTTGCTTGCCCATTTTTATCAAAGATGTCTTCGTAATAACGATTGTTGTACGCTCCATTATTTCCAACAGTACGTTTGTACGTATTTAATCCAGTTTCTCTTGCGTGTCCGTTTTCTAATTGAATGACTTCTTCTGGAGTTAACTCTCGTTCCAAACCACCACGATCATTTAAAAGGGCGTATTTATAATTATATCTACGATACGGACCTTCCAATGAATTGTCTCCTAAATCCACATATTGGATTAATTGTTGATCTTCAGTCATTCCATTAGTGGTAGCGAGACCTGTCAAATCTGAAAAACGATAGTTTGGATTTGCAGAAAGAAATGTAGAATACTCATCTGCGTTTAAATAAGCTGGATTTTCACGTGCCAGATCTGTGAAACGCGTTACAATTTGGTTATCTGCTCCAGTTCAATTACCAGATTTCATCATAGCGTTAAACCCTCCATCTGCATTTAATATTCTTGCCAATGTTGGATTATCTAACGCATATAAACGATTGTTATAAAGTGTATAGTTTCTATAAGGATCGAAAGTACCATCTGCTCCATAACGACTATTAAAGAAATCATCATTAAATCAAATATTCTTTCCTTCTAAATCTCCAAGATTTCATCCTCAAGATTCACCGTCTCTTAAAGAAATCGAACCATCGTCATTCACAATCGCACGTTGTCCAAGTAAAGGAATAAGTCCTTCGTGGCCTCCTGCAATTCATTTTTGTTTATCTTGTGGATTTATTCCATTTCCAACCGTTTCTGTTACAACTCCTGGTTCAACAATATTAAAATTCTCTAAAAAAGCTTTATCATTTGGGGTTAATGAATTGGATTTAGCTCTTTCCCCAATAGCGGTAATTGCAGAATTTCAAGTTTCTGGATTATATTGTGCATATAAACTTCTAAGTGCATCAACTCGTTCTGGTGAATACCAATCACCTAATTTATATTTCTTCTTTCCAGCTTCAAAATCAGATAAATAATCAGTCCAATCTGCAAGTCTTTTTTCAATTCCGATATTTTTTGAAGAGTTATCAAGCCACGTTTTATTTCCTTTTTCATCCGTATTGTATTCATAAAACGTTTGATCGCCATAAATATTTGTTAAATCTGGAGTTTCTTCAACTTCTTTTGGAACTTGATAATGAAAAGAGCCTATAGCAGAAAGTGCGTTTCTAAATCGATGTGCGTCTGTATCTAACTGTGCATCCCAAAATTTTCTTCATGTACTGGCACCGGTTTTACGACGTTCATTTTGTCTTTGAGTAATTCCGCTTCAAATACCATCCATTCCGGAAATTGTATTTGATGCGCTATCATATCTTAGATTTTGTCCATTCTGTAAAGCATTACTCAATCCAGCAAGTGTTTGTGCATCGGTCCCAGCAGTATCTTTTAAGTGAGTAGTTAATGCATTGATGAATTCTGGAGTAGCGTCATACTTTATTCCATCAATTGTAAACGACCCACCGCTTTGTAATTTCTTAACTTGACTCATGAAATGTATAAATATAAATAACTCGGGACTTGTGTCCCAAATCCCGAGTCAAGTTTTCTAAATCTTAAATTATTTTACGACTAGTTGGATAGAAGCAGGTTTACGCGATGCAATCTTTCCACCTTTGCCAAATACCGGCTGTTGTTCAGCAGCACCTTGAGCTTGTTGGACGAGTTCAAGGAACATCTGTGCACCTTGTGCTAACATTGAACAATCTTGTGCTTGTAGTCCCTGCATAAAAAGTTCAGCAATCTGAAGAAGAGGATCTTGTCCACCTTCTGCTGGCATTCCGCCTTCAACTTGTGCTCCACCTGCAGGAGCTGCTGCGCCAGGAGCTGCTACAGCTCCACCGTCTTGTAATTTACGAAGCTTCATATACGTTATGTTTTTTAATTGTTAATATGTGAATCTCTATCTTATTATCATATAATTCACGGCAAATATAATAAAAATATCCCAAATAAACAAATTTATTTTTTCTTGGAATATTAAATTTTTATTCTTATCTTTGCATTATGAACGATTGGAAAAAGAGTATGAATGACCAACTGGTACTATATTAACCAAAATTGACCCATATCAGTTCTATTATATGCCCTCTGGTGTTAAACCAGGGGGCTTTTTGTTTTATATATTATGAACTAAGAAACATACTCAGGTTCACGATTATCTTGTGCTTTTATCTCATTAAACACGTATCGGCCTAATGCTTTGTAATCTTTATCTAATTGAGAAACAGCGGCTTTCTTTGCTTTTCTCAATATAACTTCTGTACTCTTACGACTGAAAATACGACAACCTGATTCTATTTCGCCCTGCACTTCTCCATCAGAACCATAAATATAAAGTTTGTTAACTTTTATTTCTGGATGTTCTTCTTCATTAAAATCATCATCTTCTTCTGGTTCAACATCCGGTTCATTATGTAATGTTAAATTTGTATAAGTGCCTTGTGATATTTGTTCAGACTGATTTAATTCTATAACTCAGTAAATAGGTTCTGATTCTTCAGTTATCAACTCTTCAGAAAGAGGCTGTCCGTCATGTGCTGAAATAACAACTCCATCTTTATTAATAAAAAGAATTCTAAGCGCAATAGAAGTATCTTTCATTCAGAAACTCAAATGCTCTTGAGGGTCATCAGAATAATCAAATATAGCTCCTTCATCAGATTCCATATCATCTACGTTCTTTAATCCCTCTTCCTTTTCTTCTTCTGTATAAAGATATAGGAGTTTATATGTTTTTTCTCCGATTTTTACTGGAACAATATCAAGATCTGATTCAAATTGTCCACCTTCTCCAAAACGATTAATTTCCATTTTCAACCTCCTCTGTTAACTGTCCAGTATTATCTTGTGTATTTTCAAGGATTTCACTTACAAGAAGTTTTCCAGCTTCTATCATAGCTTCGTCAGAACCATCTTTCATAAGTTCTTCGATTTTCTTTGTAAGTTCTAATCTGAGAATTAATTCTTCTTTTTCTATTTCTGCAACCTGCTGACCAGATTCATCTAATACAGGAATTCCTTTCTTTGTTGCTTCTTCTAAATCAGGATTTGTATCTTGTAAATGATTTAATCTTGCGTGAAGAGCTCCTTCAGGTAAAAGATTTGTATCGGTTCCAATAACTCCACCTTTTTGCAATTTTCTTGTAGCGAGAATTGCTTGAAGTTCTTGTTTAGACATAATTTTCATACCGTTCTTTCCGACAGCATGCATTTGATAATTAGTCCCAGCATAACGATTAAGATTTTGTTGTGCAAGATCTCTTGCATAATCTGATTGTTTGCGAAGAGTATTTGTACGTCCGATTTTGTTAATATCAATAATCGCATCATTTGCTTCTCCGATAAATTGATTCATTTTACCACGGCCAATTCCAAATAAAGTACGTTTTCCTGCGAGTTTTCCTGCTGCATTTATATCATTTTGAGTTCCAGAATAGCCTGCCATAACAGATTCCCCAGCTTGATTAAGCTGTTTAACATCCATAGTTTTGCCTGGAGAAAAAGCAGCCATAAATAAACTGTTACCTGGAATAGCGTTCATTGCATTATTTAAGAATCTTGTTCCTCCAGAAACTCCAGCTCTATTGCTCGCATCTTTATCTATATCATCAATATGAAATCCAGTAGCATCACCAATAGCATCTACAATTTTAGTAGCAGCACCAATTGCCATTGCAATAGGGACTCCTGAGTTAATAGCTGCATCAGAAATACTATCTCTTATACCAAGAGAGGTTTGAGATGCAGTTTTATTCATTCCTGTAAATGCTTTAGAAACATTGCCAATTCCACTTGCTATAGCCCCCAAACCTTTACCACTAAACGGCCCGAGACCACCTTGTAATTTATTGGTTAGTCGTTTATTTATTGCATCTTGATTTGCATCAAGGAAACTTAAGTCTAGATCTTCCATAATTAACTATAACTTATATTTTCAAATGTTGTAACGCCATTAACTATGGCCAATCTATCTCCTTTATATTTAATCCTAATTCTAACCCATTTGTCGCGAAGTTTTGCAGATACAAATTTATCAAGTTCACTAAATGTCGTAATATTAGGATTTTTTAAATTTGAATTGTATCGAAGTGGTTCAATATTTGTATATCAGCCATCTTCTTTATATTGAATATTTCCAAGACGTCTTCCGTATGTTTCAACATTCTTACACACTTGTTTTACAACTAATGTGTATTCATCAAGAACTTTATCATAATTTATAATAGCATTATAAAACATTGGTTTAAAATCTTCAACAGAATATTGATCTTTTGAATATATATCGACGTCTTTTGTATATGGAGTTTCATCATGAGCTGGAACCTTTCCGTAAATATTTTTTCTATCGTGATAAATTCTAGCTCGATTAAATAAATAATCGTCTCCAACAAATTCAAAATCTATTTCTGTGGGTTGTACATTATTTGAAATTATTATTAAATCTTCAAATATTTTATGTACTCCTGCCGGATCATTTACTACAAATTCAAACTCAAAAGGATATTGTTGTCCGTATCACAATGTTGGTTTAAATTGAGAATCTATTCCTGTTCTTCCATGTTTTCACATTTGAAGCACTGAAGGACGTTCTGTATATGCTATATTTGGACCAATAGAATAAAATGTATTATTAATGTTTCCAGAAAATATTGGAATTCAACTATATCTTGTTACTCATAATGCTTGACGTTCATTATAACAAAGATTTCATTCCAATCCATCATTATAGAAGGTGAACATTACATCACCTTTATAATTATTATAATGAGTTTTAACATTAGTTGTACCAATTATAGTTTGTCTATTTAAATCAAGATTAATATTGTCATTTAAGAACCGCTGTAATTTTAAATCTGAAATGGTTTCAAGTCCATTTTCATCAGTAAATTTCCAAATTTTCTTCGCGGTAGTATCAACACCATATATACCAATAGGAGTGCGAATAACAGATTCTGGCCATAATGTACCGAAATCTTGCGATACTATTGTGAGTTGTTCTGGGAGAACACCATGTCCATAAATATGAATCGTTTGTTCTGTTGTTGTTTGCATTAATGCTTTTTCATTTACAGGAGCAATTGCAATACCATGTTCAAATACACAGAACAAATTATTTCCTCAAGGAACTAACTTTGTTATAGATCCATATTGTTTTGTATAATCTTGATAAGATGCACCTTGAAATGTTCTATAGCCGTTTGTAAAAGAATCTGTAACACTAATATTACTAAACATTATTCTATTTGAAAATTCGTTCTTTTCAAATGGTACATCCTGTCTTAAATTATTACGTTTTCTTCCAACTGTTGCATTATAGCCTGTATTTAAAAGATGTGATTCTTCTAATTTCATACCTGTTGAAGTAGATGCCCCTACCAAAGGATAAAAACTTCTAGGATTACCCATTAATGCAATTTCTGACACATTAGATGTATCTTCAGAACGTAGCATGAGATTTGAACTAGATAAACATTTATATGTTAATCAGTGGCCTAAAGAAACTGTATTTAAGTCAGCAATATTGATTTCATCCCAATATGTATATTCATCATAGTCTGGATCGTCGTCTCCAGCTGGTTGTACATGATCATATCCATGATAATATTTAAATCATGCCTCTGGTTTTACAATTTTGTCTGTCACTGGAGCCGTAGAATCTATAAAGTTTCTATGTATTCTTACGGTTACTGTATTTACAAAACAATCTCCACGATAAACTTCAACACCTTTTGGTTTTTCATCATCTAATGAATCATAAGAATGATTTAGTGGTAGTCTATCGGATACAGCATAATATGCAGAAGAATCATTAAATCTTGTTCTAAAATCAGACATGAAACTATCAGAATGTGGAACTCTAATATTATATAAGTTATTAGGTTTTATATTCTGTTCTTCTTTTTCTGTAATAACTCCAATAAATGGTGTAAACAAACCTCTTATTACATTTTCTACTGCACTTTGATCATCTAATGGATCTGGATTTTTCTCTAAAAATCCGAAAGAACTAACGTTCACTCCATCACCAGATTGAGTTGAAAATCCAACATTATCAATATATTTTAATGGAGTTCCTTCAGGAATATATATTAATTTAGCTTCTGTACTTTCATCACTTGTACTATCGTAGCCCAATCCGACAAACATTACACTATTTCTTTTTATAAAACAGCTATTAATAGGATCTAGTGTAAATTTAGTACCACAAAGCATAGATTGAATTTCAGGATTAACCATCGCATCAACCGATATAAGTCCTTTTCCATTTTCTTGACACGTAGATATGGTTCTTTCTCGATAAGATGCTTTCTTAATATGGCCTTCTGGATCGAGTTCATTCAAACCAGCTGGATCTGTTCTTGCTGCGTTATATGTACAGTTTGTTCTAGGTTCAGTACTACTTAATGTTATTCCTGCGGATCTACAATAATCAAGACAAGCTTGTCTAGCTTCATTTTCTTTACTTGCTGGTTTTTCACAAGAATAATAACAGTAATCAGGATTTTGACCACTCGGACCAATTACGTGTAATTTAACACGATGTGAACCAAGCCAAGTCCACCATTCAGCTTTATATAAATAGTACACATATTTATTAGAATCTGTAAGTGTTACAACATCACCACTTACACTAACATCGTTGTATATAAGCCTACGATCGTGAGCATTATCCATAATAAAGCTTTCTGCATGGTATCCTTCTCCGTTAAATAGCATAGGCACATAACAATTTTTATCAACTCCTATACCGAAACCTTGACAAATTGTTATAGGTAATCTTTTTTGACGAACAATAAAATATCCTACAATATCTTGAGCTTTTAATTCATCTATTATTTGATCAGATAATTTGAATGTAAAATACATAGGCATTACATGCCCTTGCTGTAAAACATTTATATCAGGGGTTTTAAAAACTCCTGCGACATTATCTAATTTATCGGTTTGATCGAAAAATGGATACGCCGCTGGTTTCTTTTGACCTCTTACTCAAGTGTTGTGTCCTGGATCCATGTTTGATTCATCTAATGTATCGAATCTACATCCTTTAAGATTAAACACCTGTGTATTCGTTCCGTCTTTCTTTATATAAACAATTCCAAATCGATATATTTCGTCTGGCCAATATCCAAGTTTATAATATATATTTTGAGGATCATAATACTCTGTACCAGTATTATCAGCTTCATAGTTTCAAGTACTAATATTTCCAATTGATTCCGATTGTTGAACACCAACGTTAATATCATAACTTATTTCTTGAAGGGCATAATTATTTGTAGAAGTCGTAGTAACATTTCCTAAAAACAACATATTTTGTTGTTGAGCAATAGCTTTTGCAGAAGAAATTGAATAATACGCAATATTAAGCTCCTCAATTGACATATCTTGGGTTTGTTCAACACCTGATATTGTAATTGATTGGAAATTCCCAGTTATTTTATATGGATCTAAAATCTCTTTACATTCGACTAAACGATATCCATTTAAATCACAATACTCTCTCGTATAATATACATATATTCTGGAATAATTCGTATCTATATCGAATAATGTAAGATGAACCATTTTATCTGTCAACTCGTTGTTGAACGCACCAGAAACTGTTTTCGGATCGGAAGGAGTTCCTTTAAAAACAGATACAATTCCGGATTCACAAACGATATCGGTTTGATTTCCATCTTCATCCCCAAATTTAAAATAAAAGGTGTAATTACCACCTTTTAATTGACCTCCAGGTTGAATTCCATCAAGATTTTGAATTTTATGATAATTATTATTGGAATCTGCAACTCATTCTCATTCCCCAAGATCGACAGATGTGAAAGCATTAGAAAAATTAATAAGTCTTGTTGTTTTATCTAACGTTTCTTCTGTATAATAATTGGTTTTTGTATCTTGATTTCGATTTATAAATTTACCTTTTCCATTTTCAAGTACAGCAAAACCTGTATTGACTATTCTTGGAGGATTTTTATCGTCAGTAAGAATTAAATTAACAGATCCATCATATGACGGCTGTACTTCTATAGATACAGGATGCTCTATATCATAATTTTTTAAAGCAGTTGTACTAAATGGAATTGGAGTATCATTTCCATTTTCATCAACCGATAAAAGATTATATAGTGGCCGATATTGATGTTCAAAATCAAGCACTTTATCTGGTTCATCTCTAATATCTTTTGGATCTAATGAAGGGAAAGAACCAATTTCAAATTTTTTTGCATTTACAAAATCAAAATTATAAGATTCAATTTCAACAATTTCATCTAAAATAGATTGTAATAAATTCTTTGAAAATTGATTATATATAGGCATACCTTCATCTTCGAAAAGAAGCTCTAAATCTTCATAATAAAAATTATCGTAATTTTGCTGTAAAGCCAAAGAAATAATTTCATTTATAACAGTTTCTTTATCTGCTCCATCCGCTAATGTTGCCCAAGCGTGATCCTCAATACTATCATTAATTGATACAATATATATAATATCCCCAAACTCTGTAAGTCCTATTGGATAAAATCCTTCAGATAAATATGTTGTATAAACGTTTCCCATATCATTCTGAAGTGATAATTCATTTCCATTGTATGTTATAAACGTTCCGTTCAAGTTATCTGTGAGAACAGTATTTGGAGTATTTATTGGGTTTAAATCTTTATTTAACCCGTCTTTTCACACATTTGTTGCGTTTTGTTTCATAACTTACAGGTTCAATAGATTTATCGGGTTTTCTTCTATAAATGTACTCAATATTCCTTGCGATATAATCTTCTTTATACATTGTAAATCCACAAAATTCGGGATACGGCATTCTAAAGAAATGATTATATCGTCTATCGTGAGTACATTCATCTAATATTTTGTAGAATTTAATACGTTCAAAATGTTTTCCTTTGTTTCGCAGTCTTGAATTATGTCACTCTTTAAATAATTCATCTGTTAATCCAAAGTAATAATACCCATCAAATTGTGTTTTATTTTGCCAATATTTAATTCTTAATTTTATTTTTCATTTAATTAAAGCGTATTTAGTGAATAATAAGCTATCATTAAAAAGTTTTCCGAAGTACATTATATATTTACCCGGAATTTTCAATAATACATCACCACCATACAAATTGTATAAATAAAGTGAACAGCAACCATGCTTTATAATCTTATCTAGTTGTTTTCTAGATATGCCTGGAAACTTCTCTAACACTTTATCATAATATTTATCACATCTAGCTAACTCCATTAATAATACACTTTTCCTGCGTTTATATGACTATAGAATAGCTCTTTTAATTTGTTATCTATATATATTGGTTTTTCTCGTTCTCCACCTCGATAATTATAAACAAAAAATAATTGATATCCTTTAAATAGAGAACTTAAAAAATCAATTCCCATGAATTTTCCTTTTCTGTATAATCGTTCAAACTCATCTCCATCAAATACCTTTACATGAATCATTGCGTGTCGGTTTCCAGTCAAAGGTAATACAAACGTAACGTTATTTTCTATAATATCAAGTAAAACAAGATACATAAAATATAAAAATATTTTTCCCAGAAATTCTGGAATACACTCACATTTATATTTATCTTTATAAATTTTTAACGGAATACCTAATTTCTTATAATTTCATGTTAAAAACAAATCTCTAATTGTAAAACTATATCCTAGTGCATATTTTCTCTCCATTATAATATCGGTTTTAATGATTTCCCATACTGTTTTCGGTCATATCTAACCTTAACATCAAGGATTCTATCCATATCATTTTGACTAAGATGCTCTGGTATTCTTGCAGCATTGCAAAGTTTTAATCATTCTTGTTGAACATCTTTTGCAAGTTTAATAATATTTGCATCGCGCTTTCTAATGCCTTCTTTATAAAGACATATATAAGCAACATATGTTGCAACAGCACGTAATTCTTTATCATTTAATAAAGGTAATTGACTGTCTTCATCCATTAAAACTCCATGATATACAACCATTACCCGTTTATAATCATGTGAGAAATATAGCACTCCGTTACCTTCATCATACTTTACGTACTTTCCACGAGTTCAATACGGATCTTCGTTGACTTTTTGGAAATCTATGAAGCTCTCTGTTCACAGATTACTTATATCTTCTCAATTTGAAGTAGTATGCGTTCTTTGACTATCTGGTATAGGAACATGTACTGATTCTATAATTCCATCCGCAACGTTACATGGTAGTTCTAATTTACCATTTACAACGTCTCCAACATAACGATAAAGTCGTGTATGTTTATTTCCAATTCTTTCCCATCCGTCTAACGCAATATCTTCAAAATCACTTTCTGTAGCAGTCACACCATATAATGAATCTGCTAATGTATATGCAGCTTGAAAATTATGTAACATTATCTAGGTGTTTGTGTGTTAGGTAAAACTTGTGCATTTATACCACGATAATAACGTAGTTTCTGTTCAACAAGTCTTTTCTTTATTTCGTTTGATACAGATCCAAGATCTAAATACTCGCTTCTATCACAACAATTAAACTGTTCAATTTGTCTTGGATCTTTAAAAATTGCGAGTATCGATATATTTTTTACAAATGGAGCATTAAATACCCATCCGTCATACATTCCATTTTGGTTTGGCGCTTTTTCTATATAAACATAAGGTCTATCAGCACCACGTTTTTTGTACTTACGATATTTTAAACCATCTGTTGTATAATAAACATCGAATCGTACACTTCTATCAATAGAACCAATCCATTCTATTGCATCAATTCCAAGATCATTGACTAAAGCAGGAATCTCAAAATGAGCTTCTGATTTTCCAGAAGAAGTATTACAGCATTTAGCTGGATCTTTACAATCTATTTCGATACAATTTATTGCAAGCATTAAGTCATGGGGCTTTAAGATGCCTTTTAAGTACCATTCTTTAATGATTGACTCTCGCATTTCGATGACCTCATCTTCTAATTGTTCCATAGAGATATTAGGGTTAGCATTAACCCCACTTAGGCCAGCAACAATATCATTATATATAGCGGAAGAAATTTTTGATATATCCATGACTTTTAAATTAAAAAAAAAGGAGCGAGCGGAAAAGCTCCACCCGCTCCAAAACAATTATATATTATCTATTTACTAGGCAGGTGTAGTAGGAGTGATTCCGCAAGCAGCAAGAGCTGTATCGAAATCAGAAACTACATCACTCTTAACCCAGAAGATGTGACGAGTAACAGCGTCAACTTTCTGACCAACACCAGATAATCCGCCAAAACCAGGACGAGGAGAATCGTATGCGAAGGAGTACATCGTATAGATTGCGCCAGGAATAGGCATTTCATCTTCGTTGAGAGCAGCATAACGTCTGTTGCCATAGGTAGGGAAACGATAGTTCTCTACAAGTTTCTCACCGGTTCCGAAAGGAACAACCGTTGGTGTAACGGTATAGTCATCAGCGACAAGCTCATACTGATCGAAACTACAACCATCGCAAGAACCAGCAACAAGCTTCTCAAGTTTAGCACTTTCAAATTCCATACCAAACATTGATGCAGTAAGAACTACAGAAGTAGAATCCTTAGCGACAGTAACAAACTTATTGTTATAAGGAATAGCATCCTTAAGAGCCGCAATAAGTTCATCAGCAAAAGTACCACCGGACTTATGAGTGAAACCAACAACAAGTGGTTTTCCGAAAGAAGCCCAGTTAGGATAGGCATACTCTGCAATAGCAGCAGGATCAAGAAGTTTTACAAATACTGAGAATTGGAAAACATCATTAGCTGCTAAAGAGCCAGGTACAGTTACAGTAAGAGTAGCAAGGGTTCCATCGTAACCAGGAGTCTTGAACACAACACCTTCTCCACGAGGGAAGATAAGATCACTACGATAATCGCCAGCACGCTCAATTAAAAGGTGTTTTACACCAAGAGCAGGATCGTCGTAAGTAGCAATACGTTTGTTGCTAGCCTGTGTACCTACATTGTTGTTAATAATAACTTCGTGTGTGTAATCAAACATAATTTTCTAAAAATTAAAAGTTAAACTATTTACTACTATCCGTTGTAGGCATTCCTCCAACTGTTTGATTAATTGCAAAATGAGTTTGCAATCTCTGATCACCTGCATTTTCAAGTAATAACTTCACAAAGATGTTAATAATTTCATATGCAACAGCATTTGGGAATTCACACTCAGGAGTAGTATCTTCAACGCCATTTACATCTTCCCAAGAGAGATTTATTATTTGTGGGACTTTTAAATAATCTACGTATGCGACGTCAGGAACATAAAATTTATTTTTTCCGCATCTAATTTCCATTAATTTTCCACTACAATCATCAACTGGTTGTGGTGCGCAACATGGTTTTAAGATTTCTTGAATCTCTCCTTTTCAAGCCGGAAGTTCACATTGACTAATATCGCAAGGATCTAAAAATTGTTTAATTAATAAATCTGTAGATAATTTGCCAGCTTCTCCAGACTCATTAATATAAAAATATGGTCTGGTATAAGTTGGTTTAAGATAGGCGTTATTTATAATATCTGGAAATTGATTTGCGGTTAATCTACGACATAAAGAGAAGACACCATTTTCATCGCTTTCTGGTTTAGGGCAGTTGGTTGGTTGAGGCTCTTTGCATTTTCTTGTGAAATGCGTCGTACAATTCAACACATGAAAATAGTCAGAAGGAAGGACTACAATATAGTTTGCTTCTTCTCCTGGATGTATTATTTTATTCTGTTTAAATACCTCCAGTTCTACGCTCTTTTGTAACCAGCGTAAATCATCGGATGATTGCTGGTTCAAATCAAATCTCGCATACGTTAAGTTTATATATTGAATGATAGCCTTATTGATCAAATAATTGTACTCTTCTATTAATAGAGTTGGAGCCTCGTGTTTATTTTGTTCAATCAAGGCATTCGTATATAATTCCAATCATGTCATATGGCTACCTTAATTTTCAATTTTAATTCTTAGACTCAGATGCTTTAGTCTTCGGTTTTTCAGTTTCTGCTGGCTGAACGAACTGAGGGAAGGTTGCCTTCTTGATTTCATCAAAGACTGCTTTATTGGAAGGAGTTTTAAAGAACATAATTACAGCATCATCTGTCATTCCAAGAACAGAATCGCCATACATAAATACTCCATTCACTTTCTTTATAATGTGCTTATCTCTTGCTTCAATAAACAGAAGTCTAAGAGCAGTATCTCCATTTGTGTAAAGATCAATGATCCTATTAGGTGATTTTTCAGCTTCTTGATATAGATAATCTTCTACATCAGAAGAAGGAGCATAACGCATATTCTTTCCAAGTAACTTACATTTAGTAAGTCTTCCATCAACAGAATCTTCCTCAATGAATCTAAACGCTTGCATAATGAGTTTCTTTCTAGAAACACTACGTTTAGAATCCTCCCCAGGTACATCTATGAAAAGTTCAGCTGTACCATATTTTTTCGCATCACCATCAATCAATAAAACACCATTTTCATCTCTTGCGTCTCTAGACGGAGCAAATAAATCATGATTCTTAATTGCATTCCAAATATTAGCTTGACGCTTGTCATCTAAATCAAAGGTTGTGCCATCAATTACAACTACATCAAGGTCTTCAGGAATGAAGTATGCAGAATCCGGATTGTTTCTTTCTGCGTCTGATAAAATCATTTCAGAACGTCCATCCATTCCAATTCTAGTTTGTTTAACTCAAGGCCAATTAAGTCCATTAGGCTGTTTAGTTGGCTGAAAATGATATTCTTTTACTTTATAAACCGATCTAATCGTTATAACGTTACTCATATTATTTCTCAATTATTATCTAAAACATCATATCTAAGAAAAGTAAAAGGCCCAGCCCAAAAACTGGGCCCTTATTCTATATATTTTATTCTATATTAATCCTAGAATAGAGGATTTCCAGTATCTTCTCCAAGGAAGATAACAGAACGATAAGGGTTGTACATTGCAAGTCCTGCGTAGCCCCATGCCACAATGTGAGATCCAGCAACACGGCTAGAAACTTCACCAGAATCAAGACCTGAACGTCCACCAACACCTACGATCCAGTTATGGATGAATTGTCCACCCTTGAAGGTTAACATTTCCATAGCGGGCTTGTTGGAGATACCATCTTCGGTAAGATCTACCATAACACCGTAGTTACGAGTAGGATATTCCACATCGAATGTTCTCTCTACTTTGAAAACTACTTTGTTACCTGCAAATTCATAGGAATGATAGGTAGCACCTAAGTCAACATATCCGTTGGCTGCCTTAGAATAAAGAACAGCACCATCGGTCTTGTGCTCGGTTAACCAGCGATCAAGAACGGTGTTAACTTCATTCCACAGACGAGTATTGACCAGGAACATGTATGTGTTTCCAGTAGGTTTGATTGATTTTGCAACAAGTGTTGCTAATGCTTTCTGGAAGTAAGCAACAGTGAGCTTAGAGAAGACAAACTTGGTAGCAAAACGCTCTAGTTGAGCGATAAGACCATCGGAGCTGATGATAGGTCTACCAGTTTCAGCTTCATAGATCTTAGGTTTGCCGTCTTTATCAACGTTGGCTTTACCCCATACAAGTGCCATATCACGAGCATCAATATAGTTCTCAATGACTTGCTCTTCAGCTTTCTTTAATGTAAACACAGGATCATCTTTTCCACCATCTTTACCTTCGCCAATCTGAATGAATACATCCTCAAGAGGTTTGTACATAGCAGAAAGATCGATGTCGTTACGGTGAGTTGCAATGAACGTTCTATGTTTTTCAGTATTGCTCTGATACTTTGTATACAATTGTGTTATCAATATGTTACCATATTGTTCAGACTATATCTTAATCTAAATATTTAAATACATATCCTTTACAATGATCTCTATTACCTAAAGCAACTTGTTTAGCATTTTTGTATCCAGCTTTAACACAATCTGTCATTGTTTCAAAAATCTCCAAGAGATTCCCATTATCATCGTATTTTCCAACCTTACCTCCAACATAAGGTCTTTCAACAGTTGCCATTTTTCTATGTGCTGTAAGATTTTTAAGTTTATCTACTTTTTCATATGAAAATTGATGCCCATGATATTGATGGCCCTGACTAATAGCTCTAGTTATATGACTTTCACCTTTATGACTATGGTCTGGATTTATATATCTAACGGCTTCATTTACTCCATCAAATTCCATTTCAAAATTTCCCTCTAAATCATACATATAGATTTTTGTTTGATGTGTTATATGAAATTTTCCACCTTCAACTAAATTATAAACGTCTTCTCTTCTTAAAAATTCTTCATTTACAAGTTCATTTTCCAATTTATAAGCTTCTTCTTCTGTATCAAATATAGCTAAGGTTGTTCTTATAAATTCTCTTGGCCCATATTTTTTAACAGCATATTGAAAAGGTGTAGTAGGATTCATATAACTAGCAGGGCAATTTATTCTAACGCCACAGCCTATATAACCATCAAATCCATTAGGATTATTAGTACAATGTACTCCAATGTAAATTTTATTATTTACTTTGCAAACTGTTTGATAAACGATATATTTCATACTATATTTAAATTTTAGATTTTTTCCATTTCGGAGTTGTTTTCTCCTACGTCCATTCGGACTAGTCGTTGAACGTTCCTAAGTGCTTCGTAATACGCTTGCATTATCTTAGGCTTCGCTGCTGATTGTCTCATTGAGATTTCCAGCAATTAGAAAAATTTATTTAATTTTTCACTTATTTAAAATAAGCGGAGGAGAGCAATACAAAGTAAAACTTCTAAAAGTTTACCCTCCTCATGTAACTCAGGCATATAGTTAGTTACGAAGCGAGTCATCTCGCCTGCCAGAGCAGAAGGATCGATTGCGGAAGTATAATCCGAATCGTTGATCTTACCTACAACAAGGAATTCATTATCACGAAGTCTCTGAGGACGATTCATCACAATGATGAGGTCCCGGGTCTTCTCAATGATAAATGTATCAAACTTCTGATAGTAATTCTCAGGGAAGTAGAACAGAATATCTGCACCGTTGCATCCATCACCTTCTACACGAAGGATAGGAACTCTCTTAATACGGTTAACAGCAATATTCCACTCAACCACGAAGGAATCGATATCTTTGAAGCCATTCTTTGCTTTACCCTTCGTATAAATATTCTGAAGTGCTTCAGTAAGATGCGTAATTGTGTACTGATCGTACAATGTAGACACTAAACCAAGGCGGGCCGGTTTGACAGAAAGGAACTTCATGAAATCCTCATAAGTTCTAGTCTCCGCCATGTTAGGTCTAACAGTAGTAAAACCTGATATTCTCATACTTTTTAAAATTTATTAGTTGTTATTATTTAAATACAGATAACTACCCGTAAATATCGAATACTGTTTTAGCCTTCGTTGAAGGTGCCGGTTTCTTATCTTTAGGGTGAGTTACCACAGACGAATTATTTTCTTTGTTTTTATATTTATCCAGCTCTTTTTGAATAGCCGCTTTTTCTTTTCTTTCATCAGAAAGAACTTTCTTCCAATACCGAGTTAATCCAGTAATGTTATCCCTCTCACGAGTTCTATAATAAGCTAATTCAATAAGTGCTTGAGGATCTTCTAAATCGCGTACTAATTGACTCTTTCCATCTTTATCTCTTTCGAGTAAATATCTAAGCATTACATCTCTATCTGCATCTTCAATCTGTAAAGCAAGAGCGTCTTCACTAGTGTCTTCTGGATCTAAAGCGATCTCTGTAAAGTTGGACATTGCATTTTGCAGATTTGTTTGAAGTTCTTGAAAACTCTGAGCCTCTACTTCTTCCTGATGTTTAATTTCATCTTCCTCCTGCTGCTTCAATGAAGCTCTAATTGCATTTACTTCTTTTCCAAAAAGTTCTTCATTGAGTTTTGCAGAATCAAGTTTAGAAGTAAGCTCTTCATCTGTAAATTCTGGATATTTGTTTTTTAAATCAGCTAAATAAAGTTCATCGTCCGTATAGTCATCAATAGAATAATGCTTTTGACGAACTTGATCAGGATTTTCTTTTAAGTAATCTTCAATTGCTTTCTTCTGATAATACTCAATTACATCATCAAGTGTAGTGTTATTCTTTCTTAAATAATCCACAACTTGCTTTTCATAATCGGTATAACCTGGATCAGCTAATTCTTTGAATACGTTAAGTTTCTCTTCATCAGTTAAATCATTGAAATTCTTTTCAACAATTTCTCCATTTTCATCTTCAAATTGTAATTTAGAAGGATCGGAAACTCCGTATTCTTTTAAATATGCAGCAATGAAATCGGAAGTTACATTATTTTCAAGACTTTTGTCTTCATCTTCTTTATCTTCGTTTCCGGTTTCATCACGATTCTCTTCTTCTTGAGATCCCAGTTGTTTTCTGAAATCTTCTAATCCAAGTGGATCCTCATCTATAACCTCATCTTCAGTTATTTCTTCATCCACAAGAACATCATCATTACTTAGTAATGAATTAAAATACTCGTTTTCAATTGGCATAATACTTATTATTTCTTATTAAAACTCTGCAAATATATAAACAATTTTTGACAATTCCAAATTTATTTTAGAAAACTGCAAGAAAAACTATTCCCAGCGCTTCTACAGCAGATAAGACTTGTCAAACAGTTGTCCAAGTATTTGCTCTCTTTACTTGTTTCTCCAAATCGGAGATTGTTTCTTTATATTGTGTGTCTTTATTAACAAGTTGTATTTTTTGATTTTCTATAATAATCTCTTGTTTACTTGCTATTTCTTTAAGATTATTTGATTCTATTTTAAGATCGGTAATTAATTCTTCATTAACTCTATTGAGTTCCTCATAAGTGTCTAACCGATAAAATGCAGTATTTATTTTATCAAGATCTGGTTTATTAATCAGAATCATTGTATCTGCAACTTGAGATGCTATTTCTACATGTTTTACTGTATCTGGAAGTTGAGCAAAACATATAAGCGGAAAAAATAGCAAAATTGATAATATTAATTTTCTCATCTTTCCAAATTTTTCTTTAATAATTCAACTCCGTCTGATACAGATTTAGATACTATTACATCATCTTTTTGAATTATGATTTTATTCTTTATGTGTTCTAAAGAATCAATAGCAGTCTCTAAATGTATAACATTCTCCTTATACTCGTTTATTTGTTTTTCAAGCTCGTGATTTACTCACGTTAAAGAATCCACCTGTTCTGTGTATTCTTTTTTAAATTCATTAAATTCTTTTGATAAATGATTATATCTGAAACTATTTATTACAAGTATTATAAGTAATACTCCAGATATAATTAAAAATAATATTGACTTATCCTTCATTATTTACACTAAGTAAATCTGACTTTAATCAGAATTTTTCTTTGAAGCCAGCTTCTTTTCTGCCTTCAGGTATCTTTCCATCTCGAACTCAATTATCAAAAGTTGATATACTTTTATTCAAAAGTGCAGCTGCTTGATATTTACTGAGTTTGTTTTGGGTATTTGTTATTTTATTTATACTATCCAAAATCTGATCCATTTCATCTTGTGAATAATCAGAATTTCCAGTATCTATTGCATCCGCAATATTAAGAACTATTTTCTTTAATGTTTCTTTCTCTAACATTCTTTCTGTTCTTTATAAAACTTCCTATAATTATAAAAATACCTATAATTAATAAATAAATTATCAACATTCATTTATTTGTAATCGGAATTCCAATATAATAATCTATAAGATTTATCCCGTTTACGGTTAAAGCATAATAAAGTGGTAATCTATGCCAAACACAAAAGCCAAGAAATATAGAAAATATAATTAATACAATTATTGGAAATATGCTTATTCCAAACAAATATGTGAGTAAAACAAATTGTATTTCAAATATGCCTAATATTATTTGTATTAAATAAATTATTCCAATTATTCATGAACTATATTTAATAGATATTAAAAGTAATTTTTTATTTAATTTTACATCCATTCTTTATTACTCCAGCTTTCTTGTTTGGTAATATTCCCATTTGAGGATTTCCAAGAAATCTTTTGCGTATAACTGAATCCTTTGCTTTTGAAATCTTTAGAGGTTTCTCCTTTGGTTTAGCTTCTGGAATCGCTTCTAATCCTTTTTCTTTACGGATTTTAGAAGGTTTATCTTTAATTGATTTTACTAATTTTTCTGCCATATTACCCAATTTTATAATTTTCGCAAATATAAAAATAATTTTTGATAAAAACAAAAAAAGGTGAAGAAATTTTATTCCCCACCTTGTAATTTAATCCTACAATGTTCACACATAAAGTTTTTAGCTACTGGAAACATCATCTGTCCAATTTCACCTGTAAGATATTGAAACTCTTCAGAAAATGGATTTATTCCATCGGTTTCGCAAATATGCATAGCTAAATGTCCTTTTTCATGATCAAATGTATTTTGAAATTCTGCAGGAGTTGAAGTTAAGCCTATTACAATAATAGAACATCTACCTTTCAAATTAGAATACGTCAGACCTGTATTATACTGTTGACTTAACAATTTCTCCTCTATTTCGTCTATTTTCTTATCTGAACATCCTATTTCTTCAAGATTTCCAAGAATCTCATCCATATAATAGGTATCTACTGCATAATATACAGTGACATACCAATTCCAATCATCTAGGTAGAAGTTCTGAACTATCATATTAAAGCATATCTTCTCAAACAATCGGATTTCCTGTTCCAACACAATCTGCATAAAATCTTGTAAATGGAAGTTCAGGATATCCATCTGGATCATCTACATAATCTTTAACAAATAAAGCAAGATGTCTTTCGTCTTCAATAGAAGATCCCATATAATCTGCCATTGCCATATTTGCAGCAAAAATATAATCATATCCTATTTGATTTTGAAGTTTTATATTATATCGCTTCATTATATCATCTACAGCACTTTTTGTTAAAGGAATTATATAATTCTTTCTTCCATTTGTATCGGTTTTATACATATTAGATGTAGCTCAATCACACATCTTTTTAGAAAAGTGTCATCCATATGTTTCTAAATATTCCTCCATTCCCGAAGGAAATTTACTCCTTGAATCTAATCTCATATTATTAACGGTATCTTCCCATTCTAGAAGGACTTCTACGTTCTCCTAATTCTTCCATAGCTGCTTTGTAGCCATCTTCATAGCCACATTCATATGCTTCTTCTACTGATTTATCTCTACGACCCATACGATAATCATGATCGTAGCCTTCACGTATTTCTCACATTCTATTCATGTTTTATCCCTTTAAATTGTTGCATCAGCAAGTTCATAGTCCTTGTCATTTCATCCATTTTTTCACGCATAGATGCCATTTCTTGTTGTTGAGCTTGTTTTTCTGCAACTTCTGGATTAAAATCGGATAGGAGTTTATCATATTGTTCAATTAGAGCTTTATGATAACCAACACTATTTATTACGTCTATACTTTTTTGCTTTGCGCTCATTATTTCAGCGTTCATAGCATCTTTACTGTCTGAAATTGTAATACTTTCCCCATTACTGTAAGAATCAGAAATATCTGCTTGCGCAGGTAAAGAATTATAATTCACGTTTGTATCGTTTATTTTAACGATTAAATCCACAATCATCTCTTGTGGTTGTCCAAAGTTATGCGGAATCGGATATTTTGGTTTCGGAATAGGTTGATTAACAACATATCCAGTTTCCAATCTCGCATTATCGCCTTTATGAAGGATGTAGATAGGACTATTTGGTCTTACTGATTGAAACATGTTAAACTAATAATTGTAATATACCATTTTCTCTGTCATAAAATACTAAGTGAATTCCTTCAGCTAAATCTGCTCCAGTTACAGCGGTTCCGCCAAATGTAGATACTGTGATTGTTGTACCAGCAATACTAGGAACATTAAAGCTAACAGGAAGTGTAGTATCTGTGGGAGTTTCATCTATTTTAACAGCAATTAAACCAGAAAATCTTGGTGAAACTGCAGGAGATGCATTAAAATTAAATACAACAGATGTTGTAGATTCGGTTATACTTCGACTTTCAATGCATGGAATCCCACACTGATTGACTCTATTATATACAAAACTCGTAGCCATAGTATCAAGCCCCTCCTAAGCAATTAAGCCCAGATAGAACCTGAACCATAGTAAGGATATCCACTGTATCCATTTCCATATAGCATATATGCAGGAACAGCGGTAAGTTGAGGATACTGAACAGAAACCGTCGAAGGTTGTGCAGCTTTAATTTCAGAAACTTCTTTCTGAATAGGGGCAAGCATAGCAGCAACAGCTGCTGTTTGAGCAGCATTATCAATTTGTCCCTTAAGCGAAGTATTCTGTGCAGTAAGTAAATCAATCTTATCTTGAAGCTCTCGTTCTTTAACTGCACAGAACTGATCGTTCATAGCAATAGTCTGAGCGTTAATAGCGTTGATTATATTACTAGCATTTCTATCAGCTTGAGAACCTAATTGATTGGTTTGTTCAATTGTCTGAATTCTACTCTCATATCCTTGCTGAGTAGTTAAAAGACGATTCTCGCAGCAACACTCTTGAAGTTTTGCAACAATAGAAGCATCACCAGAAAGAATTGCATTCTGAACCTGTAAACCGGTCATACCAGTCTGAGCAGCAACACTAGCAATAGCCATTCGTGCGTCATTTACACCAGCGCTCATAGCATTAAAATCAGCATTAAAAGTAGTTGCTAATTGACGGACGTCAGCATCTGTACCATTAATTGCTTGTAAAATAACATCGGTATTGTTATTTCCATTGATTAAAGCAGCGCCACCGTTTCCACCAAAACCTCCGAAGCCACCTCAACCTCCAGAGAAACCTGCACCAAGAAGGAATCCAATCAAAGCACCACCTCATCCTCCAAGGCCATTGTTCCAACCATTACCATTATTAAGAGCATAAGCTAAAGGAAGAGAATTACCTTCATTGCCGAATACATAAGTTTTTTCTTCTGCCATTTTATTAAATGTTTAAAAATTATTTAAAATCTATACCTTTTGTTGATCAACAATACAAAGATATAATACTTTATATGGCAAACCTAATGATGCTAAAATAAAATAAAAATTCCCGTAACTTATTGAGTTACAGGAACTTATAAAAATAAAATTTTATTAACATATTACTAATTTAACAACAATCAACAGAAAAAGCCCTCTACAAATGTAGAAGGCTTTTCAAAAATTTATTCTTCTTCTGGAGCTTTCCAGAGAATATTTTCAAGAAGACTTTCAATATAATTATTAAGAGGATCTGCTTGTTTTTCGTCTTTTGGCCGATTCTCTTTACGAAGCGCGTGTCAATCTTCATAAGAAATTGGAAGTACTCCATCTAAAACAATGTCTTCATTTAACATTTCGAAACGAAGCGCATTATATTTTTGATTTTTTTCTTCCATTTCCTTTAATTTGGCATCTTCTTCGGAAGTTCTATTCTTATTAGTTGATAAATCTTCTAAGTCTTTATTGAAAGAATATACATTTTCAATATCTGCATCTTTTAATAAAGCTTTTTCCGTTTCAGTAATCTTGTCTAAAGCTTTACTTAATGCATTTCTAAATTTAACAATCTTATAAGCACTTTTTGGATCTAATTCGTGGTTCGTAATGTTTAACGTTCCAGAATTTACCATAAATAAAACATCAATATTCTTCATAAACACTAATTAAATTAAGAATTTAAATCTACATCAATTGCAGAACGAACTGCTTTTATTGCAGCAACAATAGCATCTTGATTTAAATTATCATCATCAATAAAATAAAAATTAAACGTGGCAACTTTAGCATTAGATGATGTTACAGTAACAGTACCCTTCATAGTAACGATATCGTTTTCTGCATCTGTTGTTAAATCTCCGGCAACCGTATAAATGCCAGATGTTGTTGAAAAACTACCAGAATGACCGGTAGCTTCATAATTTGTTACAATATTCATAATTATTTATTTTTAATCGGCTAAATCTAAATACAAATATAATAAAAATATTTTATATTTCAAAATTATTAGAATGTAATTAAAATAATATTGAAATAAAATTTAATTCTTCATTCTAATGTCAGCAGTACCGGCTATATAATCGTTATAGAGTAGAGAGACAAACACGTCTCTGTGTTGCCCTGTCGTCGGGCCATCTTGTCTTGTGTTTCCGTTATAGTTCATCGCACCAAGTGGTAGAACAAAGTAATACCTTGCGGTTTGTCCAGGCCCAATCGTAATAGAAGAATATTCGTTTCCAGATGCATCGAGTATTTTCTCCGGCACAAACGAAGATGTTGTTCCCCAGAGTGTATACTGAAGTCGTATCTTCATTGCACTCTTTTGGAGAGTGACGGTCCGCTCGGAGAGGCCTCTCATATCAAACGCAAAATGGACAGAGTTATTGTTCGCTGCGATAAGTTGTAACCAGGCATTTTCATCCCCCTCTTGATAAGGCCCAGTATAGTTCGACGCATCAATAAAAGATCGCACCAACGCAGATGCATTCGGTTTGGCGACAGATACAAGAGCAATCGACATATTTGCGAGCACGTTGCTTGAGATGGAGATATTCCCTTCCATCTCTGCGGTACTCCCTGCCGGAAGCGCGAGATATTGCGTCTGAAGAAGCGGATCATCAAAGGTATTATTCTGTGCCTTTGATGCACACAGGTAATAATAATGAGGACCAACTCCTCCATAATTGTATATCGTTTGTGCGTTTAATCGCGTTAGTTCAAGGGAACCTCCACCATTTCTGAACGTATCAGTAGCAGTCTTAACCCAAGTCGCGGGTACACCGTTGCGATATGCTTTTATATAAAGGCAAAGATACCAATCTTGGATAGTACCAAGATCTCCCCACTTTATATTCTCCGGAGTAATAATCACAGGCATCGAAGCAGTAAAATCAAAACTACTCTGAAGTGCTGGATAGAATATAACATTTCCAGGAGAATGTGCCGGAGGTACCGCACCTGGAAAATAGAATTCCATATCAAGCATATCAACTTTGTGCTGACCAACTACCGGTTTCTGATACACCCAATCAGTGTTCAGCGTGTCTTCAATGACAGACGTCATACTCGGTGCGAGCAAGCCGAAATTAGCACCACGAATAGCAATCTCCCTATCGGATGTAGGTGTGACAATATCAGATCCTTGGTATCTATCGGAAAAAAGTCCAGTATGTCTAAAAAACTTGTATTTGCTCCATTTATTGATTGTCGACGACTGAGCAAGCGTAAAAAGATCCAGTGATGGGTTACTTAGCGCACTCGATATATCTCCCATTCCAATCGGAGCGATTATTTTTCCATCTTGAATAGGCATATTATATTGTTTTTAATCGTTTGATTTCATCTTTCAGTTCTCTATTCTCCCGCTCAAGCACCTGGATACGGGTTTCGTGATCTTGCAGGGCGGAGACTTCAAGCGCGTGGAAGATGTCATAAGTCAGTTGCTTGTAAGTCCGCTCGGTGACGGCATAGGGCAGATGCGGTTCAACCTCCTGGGCAACAAATCCTGCTGCATGGCCATTCATTGGAGTCTTACCATTCCAATCCCATTCCCTCGGTTTCAACGACATAAGCAACTCTGCAGAGTAATTAAAGTCCTTGATATTATCCTTCAGTCTGGCATCAGAAGATGAAGAAACACCGCCTGCTGAAACATACCCGTCGGAACAGATGCCGGTGGAAGCCCAGATGGTTTTCCATTTTAGTTCGCTGGAGCCAAGGTCGTAGCGGTTGTTGATGCTTGGCACAAATGTCCTATACATAGTGGCATTGCTATCAGATAGAACAAATGCCGTAGTTCTCGTAGTCGAGCCAGTCAGGAAATCAATAGTATTTCCGTAAAGCCTTGTAAAGTGCCCAGAAGCCGCAACACCGTAACCGATATACAAGTTGTTGCTCGTGGTGAATTCAAGCGCGATGATGGCTTCTGAAGACTCCCCTTGCGCCGGATTGGACATCCAGCGAACGTGCTTATTATTTGCGAGCGTGACATGTCCTGCGGCGGATAGGTTATTGCAAGCCCAGTCTATCGTGGAGAGGTTCGCATTCGCGCTGTCGTAAATCCTGTGCCAATCGTCCGCCCAGCCTGCGTTGTTGCGTAAACGCCACCAGAGGCCACCCGTCGGATTGGTGGTGCTATTCCAGCTTCCGTCCCAATAGAACTGCATCGCGCCATTTTCTGCCGAGGTCGGGTTAATTTGCAATGCCATACCGAAATAGGTGGCTCCTTCAGGAGCGTGTGCCCAATAGGTCAGCGAATAGACATTTCTGATTGCACCACCACCTGCAAGGGCGGTGTTAAGGTCAAAGCCGCCCGCCTCCTGCGTCCCCTCTACGGCCCACGGGCGTCTCACCTGCGTGGCATAGCCGATAGGCGAAGAGGACGAGCCGAGAGACGCCGAGCCGAGAGTCAGCGCGGCATTGGATATTGTTGTGTTCGCATCGTCATAGATGAGATGCCAGTCGCCCCACGTATGCGAGTCGTTCTTGTAGATGCTATCTCTCCACCAGAGTTTGCCCGTCTTCACGTTTGTATGATCGATGTCCCACGCAAGCTGCATGGCGAGGGTCTGTCAGACAAATGGATTGAGCTGCACCACGCCACCATAACGCATACCATCAGGGCCGTTACCCCAGGTGTATACACTATTATACTGTGAGGTGATACCACCACCGGCAAGCAAGGTATTGAGGTCATAGCCTCCCTGCACGTCCTGAGTGCCATCATAACGCTTAAACCGCTTAACGGTGTTGGCATACGGCACGGTGAGATAACTCGTGGTCCCACCCTTCGTAATAGCAAGTTCTTCGGTATGGCCAGAGCCACCGACAGCGACATTGGAAACCGTGTTCGTTACAGTGGAGAAGTTCTGTGTTGCAACCCAGGTCTTCGTGGCCATATCAGATATATCTTCTGACTTCAGGTAGCCGTAGGTGGACGCCATATCAGGAATGTGCGCTGGATGAATTTGTTTATTTAAACCCTCACCACTATTTCCCCCCAAAGCAGACCACATAGCAGCTTCATCAATACCGGTCGTTCCTCCTCCAGTGGAAAGTCCACCAGCACTGATAAACCCATCACAATAGAAGCCATCACCGTGAAGATGGACATACCCATTTGAATCTACTTCGATGTAGACGCCAGGCGCGAGCGTGATGCTCTTGGAGTAAATCGTCTTGACATACCTCGACGACGTTCCAATCTGATAGGTGTTGTCGGCATAGGGGAGGAACGTGCCGCTCGAACTGATATACCACCTGGTCGTCGCGCCGCTGTCAGCGGTACCTGTGTGAAAATAGATGCTCGAGCCGTAGATATATGTAGGGTATGCCCTCGCGCCAGTACCCGTCTTGATGAGGCCGCTGCCTATCTGCAACTGGTTGGAAGAGGTCAGCCGCATAATGGCTATGTTCACCGTATCCTCTCCCGCCGCTGGGCTGTTCTTCCAATACAAAAGCTTATTGTTCGTGCATATCACATCGCCGTAGAACGTAGCTGACTGGGATTTAGATAACGTAATGGCCGTGGTGTTGCCGTTGTCGCCCGTAAGGAAGTAGAGCGTCTGGGCACGAAGATAAGTGCGCGGAGAGTTTGCCGCTCCGAAATAGCCATAGTTGCTTGAGGTCAATCCTGCGAGGTTGTAGAGAGTGTCCCCGGTGGAGTTGTAGGCTCGGAGGTACATAGCATTCGACATCGTGAGGTTTCCGAGGCCACCGATATCCTGCGACGTCTGTGCCGTGAACTTCACTTGCGCGTCACCGATATACATATTCGGCATGGCCGTAGCGAGTATCTTACCATCGGAGAAGTAGCCGTATGCCGTCGCGCCATTGTCTATCTTCGTCTTTACCGAGGAGGTAATGTCCAGTGTCCGATTCGCTTCCAGCGTCCCTCCGCCAGTAAGGTAACCTGTACCTGTAATGGTTATTGTCTTCAGTGCGTAACTGGCCTCGTCACCCATAGGCTCCCATGTAGAGCCATTGTATAGGTATTCCGTGCTCGTACCCGAGAGCACCACTACATCACCCATCACAGCAGTATAGGACTGGCTATTGATGGTGATAGGGTTTGCTGACGGATTCGTCGCGATATCAGTGGTAGTGATGCCCTTCCACTTCAACACAGCAGCCACAGCGGTAGCCACAGCTGCACTCGTAACCAGGTGCGTCGTGTCTCCGGCAGTGACAACGTTCGTCACATCATATCCAGCAGCTGTATTAAGCCCAAGTGCATTACTTAACAAATAAGCAGGAATATCACTATTTATTGGAGAAACACCTGCAACGCTTGTAATAAGGCCGGGAGAAGTTACATATATTTTCCCATTATTATCTACGGACAATCCATCTCCAATAGGAATGTGTGCAGAAGAGATTTTTGTATTATAACCAGGCGTTATTGGACTATCATTTATAAGACTTCCTCAAACCGCTTCAAGTGTAGTACCTTCTGAACCACCACTTGGACTAACTCCACTTGCAGAAATAAATCCATCTACAACAAATCCCTTAAATCCAGTACCAGATCCTTTTAATTTAAGATACGGAACATAGGATGCTCCAGAAGGAACTTCAATAACTTCAAAGTAACTAGCTAATTCAGCAACTGTACTAGCAAGTTGATTGAAAGTTATAGAGCCGCTATCCCCGATAATAGTGTTTGCTCCAATATGCAATTCGCCAGAAGCACCTCACCAAATATTATTATTTGCAAGATATCCTGAACCATCAAGTCTAAATAAAGAACGAGCCCAACGATGTACTGACCAACCTTCTTCTATTTCCTCAGAAGTAAGAGTTGCTTTATCAACATTGTCACCTCCATACCAAGCACCAATACCGTGTCCAAAAGCACTAGAACTGTATTGTCCATTCATTCCAGATCAAAGTTCTCACGCTCCCCCTGTGCCAGAGTTACCTCCAAGTCCAACTAAGCTTGTTAACACCAATCCTCCACCAATAGCTGTAGTACCGTTATTTAATGCCGTAGCTAAATAGCCTAACCCATCAACTCTACTATCAACAGTGTTAATGAGAGGAATTACATTATTTGTAATATAAGTTGTAGCATTTGTAGCAGCCGTTGATATAGCATTACTTTGAGCTGTATCTGCATATCCTTGTGCAGCAGTTTTTGCATTAGATTCCGCTGTATTAGCATAACCTAAAGCAGTAGCTTCAGCATTACTTTGTGCAGTATTAGCATATCCTTGAGATGTGGTAAGTACATCACTTTTTTGAGATGCTCATACACTTCCAGGAGAAGTGCTGAAAATGCCATTTACATTTAAACTAGCTACATCAATTTTATACCTATTTGCAGCACTATCCCACATTATAGATAATGCCGTAGGAGTGTGATCTCCAGTACCTTTAATTCTAACTTTATCAGCAATTAAATTAATGTGATTATCATTCACATTAGCATTTCTAATGAATATTCCAACAGTTTCTAGTTTGCTACCTGTAATAGCCAAACTAATATCATTCATTCCTGTTGTAATAGCAGATTTTGTTTCATTTGACAATCTGCCATATTCATCATATGTATAGGTTAGTGTTTGTTGAACAATTGCATCTGCTAATATCTGTATATTAGACTTTGAAACTTCTTTTGCGTAACTATCAGCAACCTCTCAATCAGTAGAAATATTTTCTGTACCGGCAGTTGTTTTTGCAATTTTACACTTATAAAGTTCAGTAGCAGCGACATTTCCGACAGTAGTTGTTTTCACCCACAAATCACCCAAATCATATGGAGCATAGGGAGTTACAACAAAAACTCTACGCTTATTATCTGCCGTATCTTGTGCTCTCGCTGCATCTTCAAGTGCTTTAATGACAGCTGAGTCTTGAATAACAACTCATGTATAAACTCTACTACCAGGGTTTCCAGTTCCAATAAAACGATAGGCATAACCAGAATGTTGATCATAAAAAATATCGCTAACATGAGAATCTCTTACCTTTTCTGGTTCTTCAACGGTTTCCGCTGCAACTCATTCAGAATAAGGAGCAACATTTAAAGGTACTTGTGAATCTGGTACACCATGTTCATCAGTGTGAACTGGAGCATAATCATAAAATCATGTATCAATAGATCCGTCTATTTGATTTTGTAGATCGTTAACAGCTTCAGTAAACGTTCTGGCGTTTGTATCAACCTTTCCTTCTACTCTTGCAACCTCAAGATTAATAGCAGCTGCTGTTTGAGTGATTCTACTATTTGTTTCTGTATATTTACTATCAGCATCAACTTTATTAGCCGCTACTTCTGATGCAATTTCTGAAGAAGTTTGTCTAATTTGAGAAATTTGATCTTGTTGATCTCTGACAGTAGATGTAATTTGATCAGAGCGTATGTCTAATGTAGCGATATCTTCTTCTGCATTCTCAACTCGAAGATTGATAGCATCGGCAGTTTGTCTAATGTCAGAAATATCACCTTGTTGATTTAAAACTTCTAATTCTATTGAATCAGCTCTCTGCGATATAGTTGATACATCTCCTTCTAGGTTTTGAACCTGAGATTCAATCAGATCCGCTTTTTGTGTTATAGTAGAAATATCTCCTTGTAAGTTAAATACTTCACTTTGTATTTGATCGGCAGTTTGACTAATTCTTGAAATATCTCCAGCTTGACTTTCTACTTGTGATTCTATTATATCCGCACGTTGCGTTATTGTACTAATATCACCTTCAACATTCTCAACTTGAGATTGAATTTCATCCGCGCGTTGGGATATCGTAGAAACATCGCCATCAAGATTTTGTACTTGAGATTCGATTATATCAGCGCGTTGAGTAATCCTAGATATATCGCCCTGTTGATTTTCTACTTCAAATTGTATCTGATCAGCCCTCTGTGATATACGAGATATATCCCCCTGTTGATTTTCCACCTGTGTAGATATTTCATCTGCTCGTTGGTTTATTTGAGAAATATCACCTTCTGCATTTTCTACTCTAGTGGATATTTGATCTGCCTGAATTGTTAGTCTGGAGATATCCCCTTCAGCATTCTCTAATTGAACTCCAAATTGTTGAGAAGTTAATCATAATTGACCAACATTGTTTTCTAAATCTCCAACTTTGTAAAAAAATCCTTCTGCCGTTTGAACAAAGTCACTAAAGTTTCCTTCAAGATCTTCAATGTGTGTGGAAATCCTACCAGTAACAATCTCTAAATTAGTTAAATTGTTATCAAGATTTATTATATCGTTTTCTAACGAATCTAATTCTCTTTTTGTAATATCTATATCGGATTCTACATCATTAAGTTTTTCTTGAATAGGTACTAATGCATAATCAACATACTCTCTAATACCTAAATATGTTTGAAATTCTTGAGGTAAATGTTCCGGATCTACAAGCCGCCATATTAATGAATCTGATAATTCATCATATTCAGGTAAATATGTTTTACCTCTAAATCCACCTGCTAAAACTACCTCTCAATAATCAGAAACAACTGCAACAATTCGATCTCCGTCATAAATTCATTCTGAAGGATTGTTTTTTCAAGAGGACATATTACTTTTTTTACACACTAAAAGTACTTGATCTTTTACAACAAAATCAGTAATATATTCATCATTTATATAATGAACTCCTTCCTCTCACTTCCCAGCATATCTAAAGGATCTTCCTTTATAAAAATCCCTTGTATGTGATTTTGCAAATGCTGCTTGTGCCTTAACATCAGGATCACTTAAAAGAATCGGCTTTATTTCTATACTTGAACCCTTAATTAAACTGCTTTCAGGTTCATCTAATTGAATATTTTGAGGTTCATATCCAGAATAAAGAGTTTCATTTAAACTTACTTCTGTTGGGTTTGGAAACAAAGTAACTTCGTTTCTAGATCCATCCAAAAGTGTTGTATCTTTTTCTATAAAATCAAACACGTCATCGCTAGAATGAGATGTTGAAAAAGTATCATTGTATTTTATTTCCATATCGATTAACGTGTATTAATGAGTTTAAAGTTGTTCGTAAGATTCTAATATTCTAATTACCTCGTCGTTTGTTAATACAGTATATCTTACATAAAGAAGTACAGATATAATAGATCTCATATAAGCAAGTCTTTTATAATTAAAAGAATGTCCGAGCTCCAATTCATGTAATTCTTCCATGAATAATTTATAGAGCTGTTCATTAATCGTTTCCACAGCCGCAAGTTTTTAAAGATTTTCTTACATTTTTACACAATCCATTACATACCTGTAATCTATTTAATAACTCTTGTGCTGAAACATAATTATTATTTTTAATCATGTAGCGAAGTACAAAAATAGCACTTGCTAAAAAGTCAGCATTGGCTGCATCTGGATTATCTGTACATGTAATTCTACAACTGTTATTAAAAATGTTATCTAATCTGTTCTTTTCTGTTATAACAAAACATTTAACAAGATTATATATTGAAAAGAATACATCATCAAATCAAAATACATTCATATTTTCTGATTTTACTTTTCAAATATCATCGAATGTTACTTCTTCACCGTTTAGATAAAATTTACCATCATCGTAATAGCAATCACTATCGCCTTCGTGTCCGTAAGTTGGAAGAATTAATTTTTGATATGTATACATTCCATCAAAAACTAAATCTCATACATTATTTTCCGGAGGGTTAGAGATTGTAGAAGTTCTTACTTCCATAACATTACATTTATTATCAAGTAATCTTTCTACAGCAGTATGATTTGATACATCTGTACTCCATTCTGAATAATCTGTATTATCTGTTACTACAAGATTCCCATCTGAATTTGTAGATAATATTATATATAGCCTACTATCCATTACACGTCTCTTATTTCATCGTTATATGGATTACCATCTCTAAGCTGTATGATTTCGGCGTTAACTTGTTTTTCTTTCACTTCAATCATTTTATCGTTGTAATCCTTCTTATCTTGAGCAACTTTACTTTCAATCTGAACTCTTTGTTGTTCAATATCAAGTTTGCGATCAGAATTATTCGCAAGTTGTTTTTGAAGCGATTGAATTTGTTCCTCGTATTGATTAATTTGTTTTTCGTATTGTTTCTGCTGACCAGTAAGCTGTTCAACTTGTTGTTGTAATTGCTGTAACATATTGTTTTCTGCTTTCTTATCAGCAAGAGCTTTAGATAAGTATCTCTTAAGTTGAGTCATGTTCTTTGCACGAACAATCTCAACTAAATCAACAGGATCAATATACTGAGCTTTGATAAGTTCAGTAGTAGAAGCTTGTAATTGTTCCCTCATTTTAAATGATTCGGCACTATCTTCTATATGAATATCAAAATCAGTCATTGTATAATGTTCAGGTAGTGCAGTAAACGTTTTTACAAGTCTATCTCCAAGAATGATTGTTCCAGTAATTCCATCTTTATAAACATATTTTGCTTCATTTAATAGATCATAGTTTACTTCTTTATACATAAGATCCATTGCGTGAAAATATTGTTTTGTTAATAACGTTGATTGATGGATTCCAACCTTAACATTACTTACAGCATCCCGCTGTTCAATTTGTCCAAGTTTTTCTGCAAATACACCAGTCATTGCGGACGCTTGTGCTTCAACACTATCAATTGCAATTTGTATAGCCTGAATTGATTGAGCTTTAATTGTATCATCAAATCCATTAAATGTTGTATTGAGCATTTGGGCGCCTTCTTGTGAAGAATCATATAAAGCAATTCCGTTCTTTTTATATGCTTGCCATTTCATAACACGTTCTGGCATATCTACACCTAAAACCACAGGAAGATGAGCTATATCAATCCAATCTCCAACTGTACCACTAGTAGCGATAAGATTATCTCTAGAATACAGCAATAGATCGTATTTATCCTGTAATGACATTGTTGCCATCATAAGACTATACGGTTGTCCATTCTTATCATTAAAGAACATTCCGTTTACATTTATAGATACATCTTTTGGATTAGATCTACTTTGGAAGTAGTACTTGGATTCTCCTGGAGTTATAAAGATTTCTCCTCCAATTCTTACACCATTGTGAAGAACGTTTCTCTTTTGTTTATTATCTCATTCAATAAATTCACAATCAAACACTTCAAATAACTCGGAGTTATTATAGTTATAACTTCCTGATTCATCTCAAGGGAATAACGGATGTAATTCTCTACCAGCCAAAATGCCAGGGGTTTGTTCATGTGGATTTCCTAAAATGTTACCTTTTGGATCATATAATGGTCCGCTACTTCGTACAACAATAGCACCAGTATCTCTATTTCTTCTAGAAGAAGTTGTCTTTAATTTTTCTTCCGCTTCATTTCCAAGTTCATCCGCGTATTCTGTAAGAATTTGTTCTCTTGTGAGTCATCTTCTAACAACTGATCTAGTAGATTTATTAAGATAAAATTCATTTGGATTTCTGTCAATAAACGTATCAAGAGGATTAAGAATCTCTAAACTAATATCATCTCCTTTTGGTTTTGTTCTATAATAACAGATTCCTCCAATAAGAAGATCTGTGAATAATTCTCGCATCTTATTCTTAAGATCAATGTTTCTTGAATTTTTAATGTATGCAAGAATATTTTGTGCAGCAATTTCATAATCGGAAACATATGTATTTTCAATTTCGTTTTGAATTCGCTGCATTTCCTTTTCAATAAAAGGGTCATTAATAACTTGCTGATTATTTAAAAGAATATTTACCATTGCATTTTGTAAATATTTCTTTAAATATTCATAAAGTGCTTTATCTATTTTTAGTTTCTTATCTCTAAAAATATTTGAGACGGTTTCATCGTCTTTACATGTTATCTGTAATTCAGGATCTAGTTCAAGATATTCACCAACAAGAACATCAATGTGTTTCTTAATAAGAGGGGTGAATCCTACAGATGTTGGAACTCCGATACCGTAATTTTCCTCAATATGTCTAAATTGTTCAGCATCTCTAACGCCATGATAGTAATTGTAAGCTTTTTTGAGAGCCGTTTTTTCATAAACCAAATCTGCAATACATTGGTTTATTTTTTCTATTTCTTTTTCTTTTACCATCCTAATTCTAATTCACCATCTTCGTTACAAGAAAGCACGGGGATTTCTCTAGTTGTCTTTCAATATTTTACTTCTTCTAATCGACGACTTTTCATTTCGTTTTTGACAAACTTTTTAAATCCTTCCTCTGTTCCTTCGTAACCCATGACCATTGGAACTAACTCTCTATTCAAATAAAGATATAGAGTTCATATTCCATCTTCATGCCGCACATGAAGTTTTGTAATATATACTCGTTCCGTTGTATCATTGATAATTTGTCTAATCTCTTCTTCTATTTCCGTCATCGTGTTTCATATTTAGTTTGTTTGGGTATAGCTCCATGACACATTCTGCCATTTTCATCTCGATATCATCCGAAATCTACTCATTGTGATCTAACATCAACAACTTTTGCAGGAGTGAGTCCAAATAATTCCTCATCACCACATTCAGCCCAAATTTGTTATCCTAAAGGCTTTTTATCCTCTAGCTCTCACAGTTTCCTGTGAGTTCAGCGCACATTTTCATCCCATTAGGATGTTCCACACTCGTGGGAGGATTATTACTGTCTATAACGTTCACCTCCTGCGCGTTACGGTACTCAGCGATCAACTGAGTTACCTCGGTATTAACATATTTATTAAATTTATCATATTTTCTAGAAAAACAAAAATGACAATCTGAATAAAGATAATTAAATAATAACTGAATACTTTCTCTAGAAGAACCGGACAAAACAAATGCCGTTTTTCCTTTTAAAGTAACATTACATTTTATACCGATATTATTTAAATAATCACTTAATTCATCTAGTAAAACCCTTGTCTTAGAAACTCATGAAAAGCACGCATTAATTCTTCAGTTCTTTTCTCTATTCTTTTCATTTGGTTTTCGTGCGTGTCATGTAAAACATCCATCTCCATCAAAGTAACCTCTAATAAAATGTTTTAATAGCTCAGGCGATAAATCTGGAAGATGTAAATCTGAATATGTTTTTCGTTCGCCATATCCTAATTTATCTAAAGAGTTCGATAATATTTTACTAGTTATATCAACTTGTGCAGAATTTTTTACATGTATTTCTTTTCCTGATGCCCCAATCATGTCAAAAGAATCATTAATTACGTTTCTTGCATCAGGACTAATATACTTTGCAAACAAATCAACGATAGCTTTATCTGTTTCTGTTACTTTTACTCTTATGGTCCCTCTTTTTCTGTTTAAAGACCCATCTGCAACATAAAAACCTAATAAATACGCTTGTATTTCTGTTTGAATGTTTTCAAAAAAGTTTTGTCTAACAAGTCTTTTACTACTTACATATCCTTTTTCTAAAGGACATATATTGTTTAAAATTTCAATTTGTTTTTCTATATCCATGATAACTCACACTTTAATAAATTTAGTCTTCACCGATTTTGCGGAATTTTATTGCCCTATATTGCTATAGGCACAGACAACATTCTATCTGTAAGGCAGCCACAATATCGAACTTGCGTTTCTCTGCATATGTATACTTCAATAACTGTTGAAGCATGTCTTTAAAATCAATAGTGTATCAATAATCGTTTAAGAAATTAGCAACTAATTCAAGTCCATGCTTAATAGCAGCTTCAGTTGTTGGCATACCTATTAATTTCTTTGTTACCACACGCCGTGCTTTATTTGATACAGCATATTCTGGACGTTTCATTAAACGATCATCTGCTTTTCTTTCTTCCAAGAATCTTTGAAATCCTATCTTAGAAGCCTCTAACATAGCACTACAATTGTATCATACAAGCAATTTATGAGCTGTTTCGTATGCTTGTCTTACGTCTCGGGGTCTGTCTTTATACATTGCAACGTATTTTGGTTCATCCATACCTCTAACGCGTTTCTTAATTACTATACAGAAATCAGATACATTTGTGTCTGTAGCAGATTCGTCTCCACCGATATCAATACCGTCTATACCTGCAACATATAAATTTTTATAAGGAGCTCCATCTTCTGCAGTCATTGGAGGCTCTACAACTCATACATTGCCGTGTGGAGACTCATGTGCATTAATCTTTGACCACTGCTTTTCTGTAGTTTTATCTCAAAGTAACATCATCTTTTTAGGTTCGGTATAACCAGAACCAACCATTATTTGAGACATTCGTGCAGCAATAAGTTCTGCATCAAATATATTTTCTCCTGTCTTAGAAAGAGCTTCTTCAGGAGTAAAACAGTGTTCAGCACATTCATCAAGATAATCTTGCCCATGAAGTGTTTTACGATATTCTTCGTAGTGTTTTCTGAATTCTATATAATTTGTAACACCACGATTGTCTAAATATTGACTAACTAATGCAAACTTGTGTGATGGACAGAAGAAACAAGATAGTTCTGGTTTTCCATCGGTTGTATCATAATTCTTATAAGGTAATACTTTTGCTCCTTTAGGATTTTTAAACATTGTTGCCAATCCTTCAAGTTGAGTATCATCACCACCGGTTCCTAAAAATATCTTAGTACCGAAGTGTTTACCTCCAAGTTCTACTAAAGCATCACCTTGGATTCATGATTTAGAAAGAATTGGATTAGATCCAGCCTCTTCATAAACAAGACGGTCAGTACGATCACCACGAATCTTGGATGCTTTGTCTGCAATAATTGAGTGAATCTCAGCCATTCATCCAAATTCCACACCGTCTTTTGTTTTCTTAGAGGCGCGTCTTGTTGTATCATTATCCACAACTTGACGAACGTGTCTAAATCCATAAGCGTTTACATTTAATCAGTTTAACTGATATCAACATTTAGCTCTTAAAGACCGTAACTTTTCTTCATCAAACGCTGTTAGTACTGCTCTATATCCAGGATTTGATGTATATGGACGCACAGCCATAGCAGCTGTCATCTCAGATCATCCTGTACCACGTCCTTTTAGAGCGCCTGCATTTAACGCAAGTTTCTCGGCCATTTCTACGTAATGGAACCATTCATATTGTTTGGATAGAAAACTTGGAAAATTATATTCACGACCAGTACCAGCAACTGCATCTTCCAGAACGGTTTGCATACGGTAATAATTTAGAAAATAATAATGATCGCCTGTGATTCTATATTTTCCTATTGTTAAACCATTAATAATCCTATCCATCTCTCTGTTCCAAAACTTTTTATTAGGAACAGATCCATTTGGAAATTCTGTATATTTACCTTTGGATAAGAATGTTTTCTTAACTTCCATGAATGGTTCTGGATCAAAGTCTAAACCTTGATCCATTGTGATTGGCCTATACCCAGTAAGTTCATAAGACAACTCTGAATCAAAATACTCAATTTTTTCATCAATAGGAACATCTCATTCTGCATTTTTTCGTCTATGGTGAACTCAGATCTGATCTTTTTGTTCTTCCTGCATATCAGGGATTTCCATCGATTCAATTTTCTTTTTCTTTTCTTCAAATAATTGTCTTATTAGTTCTTCTTCATAATTTTCAGAAAATTTTGGCAATTTCTTCCGCTTTTCATTTGGGAATTCCAAGCCATATCTACTTTTACTTTCCTTATTAACACTCTTAGCCATATTATTCCATATTTATTAAGCACTAATCATATAAGCCTAACTCAACGTCTCCGCGTAATTTTGATTGTGCTGCAAGATCTGTTTTATGTTGTGCTTCAAGATCTTGTAATTGAGTTCTCATCTTACTTATTTCTCCAATAGAAGCCAACACATCTTTTGCTTTATGTATTGGTTTTCCTTCAATATCAACTTCACTAAAATCAATGTTATCCAAATAAACTTGGAATTTGTATAGTGTTCTATATGCAACCTTAATAGAAGTTAAGATTGGATCGGCATCTTGAAGTTCTTCATATTTCTGATAAGCTGCAGCAAAGTCTGGATCTTGAAGATCTTTTTCTTTAAGTCCAGAATCTATTAGTGCTGCTTCTTGCCTATCTTTTATTGGAGATTTGAAATAAGGTGATTTAAAATCGAGAACCAGATAAATATATGTAAATTCTTTAAAAGCTCGAAGTCTTTTCTCGCCTTTCTTGTCTTCTTTACACACATTTCTTTCTGGTTCTCAAAGTTTTGCAAATTCTTTAATTAACAATATGGAATAATCGTCTATTTGAAGAGTGTTTGTAGCATTATCAAATATAAAGATTTGCATATATTATTTTTTAACTTTCTTTCCGCATTTTGCGAGTTTAATTCCTTCTTTTGCTTTAGTTTTACCTTCGCAAGAGAGTTTCTTTCCACACGCTAAATTATCTATTTTTCCGCCTTTCTTAAAGACTGCTCAATTAAAATTACCACCTCCTGCTGGAACTATATTTTGATTTTTAGAAGACATTAAAGGACGTCTTATATAATAATTTCCATTTGTATCAATTCCAGCCATTCCATCAGAAACTTCATAATAATTTCCAGCATCATCACGACCAGTTCTAGTAATATGTGGTTGTTCTTCAATATATTCTTTATAAATTCTTCCAAGAGGTATTCCATCAATACCGTATTTACCAGAATCTAGAGAAAGCGTAGTTGTTTTTAACCCGCTTCTTGTAGTATGACCAATAGGACTATTGATATTAATTGGACTATTTAATATTGAGTCTTCTACATTTCCAACTTCTACAACCCCACGTTTAATTGGTTTTTGCTTATTGTTAGATACTTTTACTATTTCAGGCTTTTTCTCTGGAAAGATGATTGGAGTTATATCATTAAAATTTTTCGGAAGAAGTGCGGCGCCATTTAGTTCTGGAGTAGTTGGTGAAGATACGATTGTTGGTTTAGCTGGAGTTATTCCTGAAACCATTTCTTTAGCTCTATCTCTAAGTTCTTTTCCGCGCAATCCCTGACGTTTAAGTGCAGCTTTTGCATTTAACATTGCTGTTTGAAACTGAGCTCTATTATAACCTTTATTTA